AACCATCAGATTTAGAATAGAATAGATTACTCTTTCCTATTCCTCTACCAATGATATTAACTAAGGATGCGAAGTTATTTCCCTCAAGGATAATATCAGAATCATAATCGTCATCTTGCTCTTCATGTCTATCAACTTCAATCTCTACACCGAAGTGTAATATTGGTAGTTCATGCTTAGAGTATCCACTTTCAGAAATCAAAACAGATTTCTTCTTATTGTTTACTCTATGAAAAATCGGATTCGGTCTAAATGAATAATTCCTAATAGAATGACTATTCATACATCGAGAGCATATTCCATGCTCTAAATGATAACTAGCATTATCACAGGAATTACATCTATCTAAACTATTCAAACAATCGTTATGAAACCAATTATTCAAAGTATCAGAGTAGATTATATCCTCATCTGTGTTAGTGTTTACTACTTCGTGACAACATCCACAGTTGTGTATGTTCCTTATTTCCTTAAGTTTATTAATACCTTCGGTACTAATATCCTTAAGATTATCTAATAAACTCATTTGTTTATTCCTTTTTTTAATTATCAACAAAAGAATAGTATTAATTGAATCAGGATTGGATACCTTGAGTCTGAAAAGAGTAATTCACATCAATACTATTAGCAAGTGCCTACACATCAATCAATCATTGTTTTCGTAGTTCGTCTTGTGTCCGTTTGATACTTATTATGTCACTTAGAGCGTTTAAAGTTCCAAATTAATTATATATGTTGATATTGTTAGACTTACAGACTCAATTTTTTATACATAGAGTCTTCTGCCCTGCATACTTCAACCTGCCTACAATCAAAAACGGATTTCTCAATTCAATTATTTCAACCTCAAATGCGATAGGGGGAGTACCCATGCAAATTATAAGAAGAACACGAATACAAATATAATTTTTTTCATTTTTTTAAAGATTTAGCTTGGGCGGGGTACTATACTATACTATATTACTATACTATACTATATTATACTATACTACTATAATACTATATTACTACTATACTATAATACTATACTCACTATTGACAGATACTATACTACTATATAGCTATACTAAGTATTGTGGATAACTTTGTGGAAAACTTTATTACCTTTATCTTTACCAACACTTTTACTAAATTAACACATGAAAGAAAAACGTGATTTCAAAAAGACTCGCTTTCAAAAGGCACTGGCAGGCTCTTTTGATGACATTGATGTTTTTACCAATATCAATGAGATTAGAAAGTTGGGTAATGAGATAGAACTTTTAGATGTAATTAACCCTACCTCTTCTACTTATGGAAAGATTGCCGAGCTACTATCAAGAGTAAAAGCAATAAAAGAGTTTGAGATACTCTCAGATGAGATGTTTTTAAACAACCATAATTAATCATGGCTTATACTAGAAAGATAAAAGGCGTGTCTTATACGCTGTATAAAGACGAAAAAGAGTTTAGGCGACATAACCCTAAGCAAACCATTCAATCGGACTGGAGAGGTGCAAATACGGGCGACTGGATTAAAACGGATGATGGGCAGGTAACCGTAGTTATTAAAAGAGGTAAAATAAAAACCAGAGACAGAAAAAAGAGTAGAAAGGATGAATACATCAGAACTTTACTGGGTATGGCTAACATTAAAAGAACAATAAACATTGAGGGCGAGCCAGTTCAGGATATATGGCGTTTTGGGAAGAAGAATTGGTATGCTAAAATAAAAGACGGCAATTTATCTGTATCTAAGCGTATATTTGCGAAGTATATAGCTAGTGGTATGAGACCGATTGATGCTTTTATGAAAGCTCATGAGAATACTAAAAGCTTAGATTATGCAAAACAAAAGACCAAGGTCTTATTAAAAAGTAAAAAGGTTAGACAGTTGATAGATAAAGAAATAGAATTGTTATTAAATGAGACTGGTATTACAAAATCTTATTTATTAGAAAAAACAAAAGATATTGTTGACTCAGAGGGTTCAAAAGATTCTGATAGAATGAGAGCCATTGAAACATTGATGAAGCTTTCAGGTATGTTAAGTACGGAAAAGAAGGTGGACTCTGTTTCATTGATACAAGAATTTACAGGGTTCAGTCAGGAAAAGTTAGAAGCTTTTAGAGCTGGCGTTCTGCCAGAGTCTCAACCTGCAAAACTAAATGGAAAAAAAGCATAGCATTTATTTTCCAGTAAGACTTACCACTCGAAAAGAGTTACATGAGTTGGTATATGGTACGAATTATTGTCCAGCTTGTGATTGTGAGGTTGTAGGAGAAAGAACAATGAATAAATTACCATACATAGATTCCAAAGATGAATTAAGTGGTTGGATATGTGATATTTGTGAAAGCATATTTGATTTAAAAGATAACCTTGTCCAATTTGGCAGTTTTGATGGTAGTGACATTTATGAAGCATAATGCCCAATAATACACTACTAAATATGACAACCGCAGAACCTGTATCTACAGATGTTCATAGTAATATTGATAATTTAATATTAAAAGCAGAAATGGATAGTAAACTAAGGCAATATTCTATGTCTGCGTATAAACCACCACAACCTATTACTGGCACTGCTCCAGATATAGCATTATCTCCATTAGTTGCTGCTAAAAGTATTCCTAATTTATTAAAACTGATAAAAAAGATAAATTTAAAGAATCCTCTATACCATTATACTTCTGCTCGAAATGCTGAACAAATTTTAAAATCTGGTAAAATTAAGACATCAAATGTATTTCCGGGATACACAGAAGACCAATATTGGAATCAGCTAAGTAATAAAAATCTACCTAAATCTTTTTCTGTTACCAGAGACCCAATGTTTCAATCAAAACCCCATGAACACATTGGGACTGATGTTAAGTTAATCTTGGATAGGGATGATTTAATTAGAAAGGGGCATAGAATAAAACCTTATGCAGAAGAAGGTTTTAAAAAGACAGAAAAAAGCTTTTTAAAAGGAGAAGATAGAACACTAAATCCATATTTTGAATTTGAAGAAAGAATATTAGGTGACCTTCCAGTAAGTGATATAAAATTAATAGACTTTATGAAATTTCCTAATATTTTTGATAAGAGTCAAAATGTTGGTTATAATTTTCCGGGTGTTGGGTTAAATAGGGCAAATCTATTACATAGAGTATTAAAAAAAGATATACCAATTATGATGAGTCGTGGAGCTAGAAAAGACGTACAGCAATTAAAAAGATTATACCCAGAAGCTTTAACTAATATAGATTATGATAAAATAATGTCAGCACCAACTTATAAATATAATCCTTTTAAATAATGCCTTTGCCGTTTAAAAAAGATTTTAATATAACACCTAGTCCCAATGAAATGAAACAAAGGGACGAGATTCTCAAGAACTCGTATAATAACCTCATTTACTTTGGCAGAGCTTTTTTACCAAACGATTTCTTAAAGAAGTCTGAATCAGCCCCCTTCCACTACCAAATTTCCAAAGAAATGATTACGACCAAGCCGGGAGCTAGGATATGTAATATAATACCAAGAGGACATGGTAAGTCTGTAATGGCAAAAGCCGCTATTATGCACAAACTATGTTTTTCTAAAACAGATGAACAGCATTTTATCGCTTGGGTATCAGAAGAACAAGGTCAGGCAATAGACCACCTTAAATACTTGCGGAGTCATTTTGAGAACAATAAGATGATAAAGTATTATTTTGGAACAATGGATGGCGGTTCAGTTGGTAAAAGGTGGACTGAAAAAGATATTGTTACCGCAAAAGGCGATAGAATGATTGCAAAAGGTACTTCTCAGAGATTGAGGGGTCGTGCAGAAGTTGATGTTCGTTATACTGGTATTGTCCTTGACGACTTTGAATCTGAATTAAATACAAAAACCCCTGAACGTAGAGCTGAAATTAAGAAATGGATTGTATCTACGGTTTATCCGGCACTAGAAGAGACTCCCGGTAATGAAGGTTGGATATGGCTTAGTGGTACGATTGTTCATTTTGACTCTTATCTACAAATGACATACGATGGATGGAAGAAAGCAAAAGAAGATGGTCGTGAATATCCTTGGACAGTAAATTTTTATAGAGCAATAGAAGATGGTAAACCATTATGGGGAGCACAATTTTCAGATAAAAAATTAGAGTCTAAAAAGCGTGAGTTTATAGAAGCTGGGCTGGTAAATAAGTTTGCTCAAGAGTATATGAATGATGCTCGTGATATTACCAACGCTGCTTTTAAAATAGATAGAATACAATACTACAGCGGTTCATTTAGAAAAGAAAACAATATGCCTTACATTATTGAGGGTGAGGATGCGATTCCGATTAATGTTTACATTGGGGTTGACCTTGCAGCTACAGCTACGGAAACATCAGATTTTCAAGTAATTATGGTTATGGGCATCGACTCTAATAAAAATAGATATGTTTTAGATTATTTTAGAGAAAGAATACCCACATTTGATGTTCCAGCTAAAATTATAGAATATGCTAAGAAATATTCTCCTGTTAGGAGAGTTACGATTGAAACTGTTGCTGCTCAAGAAATGGTTCGGGATATGGTAACAAGAATGTCTGCTACTGAAAAAAGATTAATGCCGGGACTTTTTAAAGGTGTTAAGCCTCCAGCAAGAGTTAAAAAGGAAGATAGGCTTGAAACCGCACTTGGTCAAATAGTAAACTCTAAAAAACTATATCTACAAAGACATATGACTGAATTAGTCGATGAATTATTTGAACACCCTAAACCACGAAATGATGACCTAATGGATGGTCTTTATTACGCTGATTACTTTGCCCGACCACCTAAAACTGAAAAGATGGGTAAGGATGATATTATAGTAAAGAAAGAACAATTTGACTACTATAAAATCAAAAAAGCATATAACTGGGTTACCGGCTCAAAATTTTAAATAATATTTGTTTTGCTACATGATTCTTTGTATAATAAGATGAATGCCTAGATACTCTAAAAAATCAAAAGAACGTCTTTCAAGTTGTGACAAGAGACTTCAAGATGTTTTTAATGAAGTAATTAAGTACGTTGACTGCTCTATTTTAGAGGGTCATCGTAGTAAAGAAAGGCAAAATAAATTATATGATGAAAATCGCACAAAAGTTAAGTATCCTAACGGTAGGCACAATTCTAGTCCTTCTAAAGCCGTTGACGTTACCCCTTATCCTGTTGATTGGAAAGACCGGGAACGACAAACCTTATTTGCTGGTTTTGTCCTTGGGATTGCTAGGGGCATGGATATTCGTTTAAGGTGGGGCGGAGACTGGGATATGGATTTTCAGGTAATGGACAACCGCTTCGATGATTTTCCCCATTTTGAGGTTCGTGACTAATGGCTGGTACTACCGATACTGTTCCAGCAAGATTAACCCCCGGTGAATTTGTAATTAAAAGGGAATCAGCTAAGATGTTAGGTAAACCATTTTTAGAACAATTAAATGCTGTATCAGATAATTCAGCACATTCAAATATTGATGCATTAATATCACAAGCCGCATTAGCACAAATGCAACCAATGGCAGGTGGTGGTTATGTTGGTAATCAAAATATCGCTGGTTATCAAGATGGTGGAGATGTTAATGACTTAAGCCCTGAAGATTTAGCTTTTATGGCTTTAGGTCAAGAAGCTTTTGAAAGTGTAGGTGATAATAACCAATTTCAAACAAAAAAAATATACCCAAATTTACCGGGAGTTACTGTTGATAGTTATTTAAGTCCTGAAATTGTTTTTGGAGAAAATTATCAAAATATGTCTTCAGAAAAATTAAACCAAGGGGCTATTAATTTTGCTCAAATGCTTAGAAATTTTAAAGGAATAGCAACAGAAGACTATGGCGAATTTAGTCCTATAGGGTCTCCTAGTGGTAGTAAAAAAACATTACCATTTAGTCAAAATGATGCTGAAGCATTAGATGCTCTTATGTATATGCTAACTGACCCAGATAAAGATTATTATAAAGACGGCGATGCTTTTAAAAGACTTTTTGATGCACAATATTCTCCTAATAAAGACAAAAGAAGACTTGTAAAAGAATTTGATGTTGATGATATAGGTATGCAAGAAGGTGGAGCTGTTAGTGATAACACTGCTACCTCTGCTATGGATGCACTTATAGCTCAAGCTAAAATAGCTGAACTCCAAAAAAAAAATCCTATAAGTAACTATTCGATGGTAGATGCCGATAGAGTTGATGCTGAAAACCAAGAATTAATGGAAATGATAACAAGTATGGCTATTCCGGGTACTGGTGTAGCTGGTACTACTAGAGGTATTCTAGAGCAGCTTGGTAAAAGGTCTTTAAAAGATGTTGTTAAAAAAGAGGTAGTAAAAAGACCAGTTAAGCATCTTTCAAAAATAGCTGGTTTAAAACCATTTAAGCAAAAGCAAAGTGTTTTAGATAAAATAGCAAGTACAATGAAAGTTGCTCCTACAGGTATGCAATTAAATAAAAAACCATTTGATAAAATAGATTTAATAAATCCGGGTTATCTGCAAAGGTATATTA